GTCCTCGTCGATGTAGGAGCCGACCTCCCAGTCGAGGTTCTCGGTCGTCCACTGGAACGAGCCGAAGCCCTTGTAGCTCGCCTTGTTGCCCGGACGCCAGCGCGAGGCGTGCGGCGCGGACTTGGCGGCGGCGTAGATCTCGTAACGCCCGCTCGACGGGACGCCGAGCTGCATCATCGGGTCCATCCGGCGGACGAGCGCCTCGGTCTCGCGCTGGAACGTCATCTGGAACGCGCCCTGGACTCCGGGGGTGAGCAGGGGGCCGACGTTGATTGCGTTGGCGGGCATCGTGTGTTCTCCGTGGGTCGCTGGTGCGGCCTAAGCCGCGAGGAACTGTTGGGGGTTCGTGGGGGAGGCGTGCGGTCGCTTGCGACTACAGGCCGATGAGGCGCTCGTACACGATGTGGAGGTTGTAGAGACCCTCGTCCGTCGAGGTTCCGGCGGTGTTCACCGTGAACTCGATGTCGATCGCGTCGCCCGCGTGGAAGATGTTGGCGGCGGTGACCGCCGTGCCGCTCTTCTTGTCGCCAGCCGCGTCGGAGTGGAGGAGCGTGATGACGCCGCCCGTGACGTTCGTGCCGCCGATCTCGAAGTTGACCGAGATGTCCACGTCCGCGTCGGTCGTTTCCGCGACGCACTCGGCGTAGACCGAGAGGATCTTGCCAGCGCAGGGGGCGACGATGCCCGTCGCGACGTTGCCGGAGGCGGAGCGGTAGGGGCGGACGGTCGCGACGTGCCAGTCCGTCGAGTCACCGCCGCTCATCGCGAGGGCGAACTGCTCGCCCATGCTCAGGAAGTAGACGAACGCCGAGGTCGTGTCGTACTCCTGAACGATGATGCCCATCGGCACGACGGGCGAAGAGGGACGGGTGAGCGTGAACGTCGCGTCGTCCGTCGCGTAGACCTTCTTGTACCGATCGCCCGCGATCGTCCCGGCGAGTCCGGTCACGGGGATGAGGCGGACGGCGTTCGTCGCGTCCGCGCCGGAGACCACCGTGCCGCCCGCGTTGCCCGTGATGCCGGGCTGCGTGCCGTTCGTGTACCACGGGACGAACATGCCCATCGGGATGTTGCCCGCCGCGTTCGTCCAGGGGTAGACGCGCCCGATGTTCGCGGCGGTCCCGTTCTCCTGAGCGCCCGCAGCGATGAGCGAGTTGTTGTAGATCGTCGCCGCGGACTTCGGGACGACGTTCTCCAGGTCGTTCTCGCGCGTGCGGTAGATCGTCTGGTCGTTGGAGAGGGCCATGTTCGGGCTCCTTGGGGGTGCGTGTCAGGGATGGGGCGAGGAGGGGACGCGGCGGCGACTAGACGCGGACGCCGGTTGCCGAGAAGTGGTTGGTCAGGAACTGCTCGACGGAGTACGGGTAGGCGCTCGCGCCGAGGGTGCGACGGAGCGGGACGTACTCGGCGGCGACCGCCGCGCGAGCCTTCTCCAGCGTCCCGGCAGCCTTGCCGCTCGCGAACTTGACGAGGTCGGCTTCGACGGAGGCGTCCAGCGGATCGCTCGCAGCGCCCGCCATCGCCATCGCGGCGGAGAACGTCTCGGGCGGGTCACGCCGGGCGACGGAGCGGAGGGACGTGACGTAGGCGGCGAGCGTGTCGTCACCGTGCGCGGCGAACTTCGCAGCGACGGCGTCGAAGTCGCCGGGAACGATGATGCGCTCGACGGCGAGGGACTTCCGCGCGTCGGCCACCTTCGCGGAGATCGCGTCGGCCTTCTCCTTGGCGGACAGCTTCTCCGTCAGCGCGGAGAGTTTGCCGGTGAGGTCGGCCACGTCGGCGCGGAGCTTGTCGCGCTCGCCTTCGAGAGCGGCGAAGCGGGACTGCGTGGCTGCGTCGAGAGTCGTCTTCGAGGCGGGGGTCGTGGCGCTCATCTTCTGCTCCTTGTCGCCCTTCGGGGCGGGGTCTTCCGCGTCGTCGGCGGGGGTGTCCTTCATGTCGGTGTCGGCGGACTCGTCGGCGTCTTCGTCGCCGTCCGGCTCCGCGTGGTCGCCCATCGCGTCGGCCTTGTCGTCGTCCTCGTCGCCCGTCTTCGAGTCGGTCACGGGCTGCGCGACGGGCTCCTCTTCGGAGCCGACCGAGACGCCGAGCTTCCCGGCGATCTTCGCGAGGACGTTCATCAGCTTCGCGAGGATGGACGCCTGATCGGCGGCACCCGGGTCGCGCTGCGGAGAGGCGTCCTTGTCGTCGTTCTTCGGGGGCATCTCGTCTCCCTCGGCGGCGAGCCGGATCGCGCACTTAGCGGCGAGGAGCGCCGCAGAGAACCGCGCAACCGCCGTCTCGTCGAGGACGGTTCCCGCCATCACGGCGAAGCGGAAGTGCGGCGGATCGCCCGCGAGGAGAGCGAGGGCGGACACGCGGGGCGTCTCCCATCCCTTGATCTCGACGGAGCGGAAGGGCCAACGTCCGGCGTCAATCTCGGCGGTCGTGCGCTCGTCCACCGCGACGAGGTCCGCGAACAGCGTCGGCATCTCGACGCCGTCGTAGTCCTCGACGCCGACGTGAGTCAGCCGCAGGAAGCCCGCGATGTGCGGGAGCCCGTCCGCGTGGGTCAGCTTGACCGGGGCGAGGAACCCGCGGCGCTCGTCGGCTCGGGCGGCGCGTAGCGCGTCCTCGAGCCATGCGCCGTCGATGGCGTCCTTGTTGCCCCGTTCATTCGCGGAGAGCGTGCCCATGACGGGGACGCCGCAAATATTGCTCGTCCCGTCCGCGTTGAGCGTGCGCCGATAGCGGACGCCCGGACGGGAGCCGGGGACGAGTGTTGCGGGAGCGATGCCGGAGGCGGGCACGCGGGAAAGTAGAGCGGTGCCCCGTTGCGCGTGAAAGCGCCGCGATGTAGACTGCGAGCGCACCGCTAACGGAGGGCATTGACGGCATGGCGCGTATAGACAGCACGACAGTCCCCGACGACCTCGTTCCGCCGAAGCGGGCGGCGTTCCTCGCGAAGTGTTCGCGGGATACGCTGATCCGGTGGGCGGAGAGCGGGAAGATCGCGGAGTATCGGCGGCGCGGGGACGACACGCGCGGGCGTTGGTACTCGGCGGCGGAATGCGCGGCGCTTGCGCCGAGGAGGGTGAAGTGAGGGACGTGTGGAAGCAAACCGCGTCGCGACTGCGGCACAAGGTCGCCGCAGACGTTGCCAACTCGCTGCAACACTTCGGGCTCGATCCTCGGGAGTTTGGGCTACAGGTCAGTTTCGGCACGCGATGCCCGGACAGGGATTGCGCGTTCTCGCACTTCCCCTACCGTCAGTCCGTCCATGTCCGCATCTCCGACGACAAGCGCAAGGTGTTCGTGTCGTGGCGATGCGCGGCGTGCCTGCGCGATCGGGCTAAGTACGAGTTCGACGTGGCGACAATCCTAGCTCCGACGCCGAGTGTCCGATGAGCAAGGACCACAACCACGGCGGGAAGTTCGACGGACCGCTGGACTTCCGCCCGCCGCCGGGATCGACGACGCCCGCCGACGACGCGCATTGGTTCAGCCACGTCACTCCGCCCGTCTCGGCTCCGGTCGTGTGGCGGGATCAGCCGGAGTTCCTGCCGATCGACGGAAACGAAAGTGTCCGCGTTGCCTCCGTCACGTCGGTTCGGCTCGGAGTCGTCGGCATCTGTCTGTTCATCGGCGGCAACCCGTTTGACGCTGACGCCCCCTACTTCGCCGCATGGCTCGACCGCCTCTCCATCCCGTGGACGGAGGAACTCCGGCGGGCGCATGATATGTGGGACTCCATGCAGACGAAGTCGGACCCGTGCCAAGACGCGCCCGGCGGCGGGATGATCTGCACACTTTCCCGAGGGCACGCGCTTCCGCATCGCGGGCTTTGGAACGGCGAGATCGTGCGATGGAACCCGCCGACGCACCCGGACGCGCGGGCGGAGGAGGGCTCGTGAGCCGCGACACGATCTGCGCCCGCTGCGCCGCCGCACCCGCGCCGCCGGAGGGGAGCCGCCGCGTTTGCTCGTTCGGTCAGGATGACGTGTTCCGCCCGGACGGGTTGTGCTGCGAGACGTTTGAGTCGCTGCACCTGCTCTCCGATCACGGGGACCGCCACAGCGAGTTTTGGAGCGACGGGCAGTCCGTTCAGGTGTTCTCGCGGAATGGGAAGTTCCTGATCGTCGGGCGCTACCACTCGAAGCCGTACCGGACGGAGTCGTGCGTCATCATCGACGAGGACCGCGTGGACGTGATGCCGACGTGGCAGGACGTGGAAGCGTTCATCGGGGGCGGGGCGTGAGCGACGCCCCGAAGCCGATCCCCATCGTCGAGCGCGGCGAGAACCTCATCATGTACCCGGAGGAGAAGCCGGGCATGGTCTTCCTGTGGCCGTCGCGAGACGCCGACCTCACCCTCGGCATCGGAAGCGTGACGTGCGGGAGCGTCCCGCCGGACGGGGCGGCGCTGCTCGGCGTCCCCATCCCCGACCATCCCGAAGTGCGCGAGATCGTCGGGAGGTTCGCTGAGGAGATGGACTGGGCCGCGTTCGCGCGTCGCTACGCCGAGCGCATGAACGACGTGGCCTACCGCGTCATCTTCGAGCGCATGTCCGAGATCCGGTTCGACTCGCCGCGCCGCCCGATCCCGGAGATCGAGGCCCGCGCCGCGACCTCCCGATACTGGGCGCAGAGGCTTCGGTGGCTCCGGCGACGGGGGCGGGCGTGACCGAAGGACTCTTCGTCGCCTGCATCCTCGGCTCCTACTTCCTCGGGCTCGCGATGTGGTGGTGGTGGCGCGGGGCGAAGGCGTGACGAGGCGAGCGCCGCGCTACTTCGAGATGAAGAACGTCGGTCTTCCTAGACGCATCCTCGGTAACCCGGACCTTGTCGATCAAGAAGAGCGCGACGAACTAATCCGTCGGACGCTCGCGTCGATGCCTTGGCGGATGAGAACCGCGATTGAACTTAGGTACGGGCTCGACAGTCGGCGCAAGCCGCGCACCCTAGATGAAGTCGGCGCTCTTGCCGACCGCGCGTTCACGCTGGCGACTAGGTGAACGATCCGAAAGCGGCAACTCGGTCGGGCCGTCCGAGGCCGAAACCAGGGTCAGGATGCGCCTTGATCCCGAAGCCCGGCGGGAGAAGCGTGAGCATCTCGCCGTTGCGGATCAGCCCCTCGCGCTCGGCTTCGTAGACCGTGACTTCATCGACGGCACATAAACACGAAAATCCGAGGGGGGGTGAATATTTCCCCCACAGATGCGAAGTGACCGGCGCGATGAGCCCTGCGCACGCTTCGTGGTTCGGGCGCGAGGTCGGCAGGTGCTGCGAGACGAACCGGAAGCCGGGCACGACGGCCATCACGTCGGGATCGCTCGCCCGCGCCCAGATGCCCGCCGTGTACGCCGTCTGCGCGTTCGTGCGGTAGACCGTGGTCGCGTAGCCCCGCTGCCAGCCCGTGTCCTCGATGATCTGCGACACCGGGTCGAACGAGTCCCCGCTCTCCCCCGTGCGGATCGCCTCGCGGATGATCGTCTGGACGCGGTCGGTGACCGCCTTCGTCATCGCGCGGGCGCAGGCGAATGCGTGCTTCGTCGAGTAGAGCGAGGCGACCTTCCGCCAGTCCCGCTCGACGACGGGCATCCGCGTCGCGATGTCCCGAACCGCCTGCTCGAACTCGACGCGGGGGAGCATCGGTTGATCCGACGCAATCGCGCTGAGCTTGACCGTCTCGGCGGCGAGCATCTCGCGCCGCTCGTCGGCGGTGCGACGGGCGTGCGTGGCGATGAGTTGCATCCGCCGCCGCCCGAGGAGATCCGCGAACGCGAGGAGCCGTCCGATCGTCTCCGCCGCCGCGTCCTGCGCGTCCCGGATGAGCGCCGCGTCGCCGGAGGCAACCGCTCGCTCCATCCGCGCCACGTCCGCGACGAGCGCGGGCGCGGAGCGGTCCATCATCGCGTCCACGTCCTGCGACGGAGAGCGCGGCGGCGTCATGCCGCCTCGCGAGCCGGGGCGGGCGGGGTGGGGGGCGTCGAGTCCTTCGGCGTGTCGCGCGGAGCGCCGTCCTGCGTGCCCGGCTTGGGCGGGGCGTCCCCGAACATGTCGCCCCCGAACCCGCCGCCGAAGCCGGAGATCGTCGGCGCGGGGGCCTTGATCTTCGCCTCGTTGTCGGCAGGCTTCCGGAGCCCGAAGCGGCGGTACGCCTCTTCCTCCGCGATTTCGAGCCCGGCCTTCTGCGCGGACTCGACGACGCGGCCGAACTTCTCGGGGTCTTCGTTCTCGTCGGCGGTCGAACTGAACGTCCCCGGGGGCACACCGAGGAGCCCGAGCGCCGCCCACGCGGGCTCGTTCTGCGCGTCGATCATGCGGACGAGACGGCGGGTCAGGACGTTGTCGAGGCGCATCCGGGACCGGTCGAGGAGATCGTCCGTCGTCTCCCCCTCTTCGCCCGCCCGCGCCGCGCTGCCCACGTCCTCGGCGTGACCGGTCGGGAGGACGGAGCCGAGAATGAGGCGCGTGATGTTCGCGTTGATCTCCGCGAGCCGCGCCCCGTAGGCGTCCTGCCCCGCGCTGCCCGGCTGGAGGATCTTGACCTCGTCCCGCTTGTCGTGGACGTATAGCCCGTTGTCTCGCATCCGCGCGGCGGCGGCGTAATGCTCGGCGGCGATATCCTCGTTCGTCTGCGTCGGCGTGCCGGTCCCCTCGTGAGAGACGCCGATGTCCGTGATGCCCTGGGACCACTTCTCGAAGCCCATGAGCCCGATCCGGTTGATGACGCCCTTGCGCCAGACCTGATCGTAGAGCGGCTCGTCGAGTCCGCGCCCGTAGCCCTTCCGGTCGATCGTGTCCTCGCCGACGACAAGCAGGATGAGGCACTCGGGATGGATGATCGGCAGGTGCCGCCCCGTCGCGAGCGTCGCGAGGTACGGGCGGACGACGATCTCCGGGTTCGCCGCGCCGAGGCGGGGGAGGACTTCCGCCTTGAGAACGACCTGCTTGATGTCGAGCGGACGGAGGGCGGTCGGCGTCCAGAACTCCGCGATGCGCCCCGCGTGTGCGCTCCATTCGCGCCGACCCTCGATCCAGACGGGCGAGTACCCCCACATGTCCGCGTGCGCCAGATGGGCGCGTCCGTCGTCGAGCGTGTCCACGCCTCGCAGCATCGACTCGATGATCTTCGACTTCATCGCCGCTTCGGGCGAGCCGTTCGCCGGGTCGATGCGCCACGTCTTCCGCACGACCTTCGCGAGCCGCTGTTCCCACGCCGGGCGGACGGCGTCGTCGCGCATGAGCGTCGTCCAGACGTTCGGGTCGCGCAGCCGCGCCGCGTCGGGATCGTAGAGGTACGGTGCCCCGGATCGGTAGATCGCGGAGCCTATCGACATGTACGTCGTCGGGTACGGGTTCGCCGCGAGCCATGCCGCGTTCACGCCGCCCCAGGAGCCGCGCTCGCCGTTCGTCGTGTCACTCACCGATGCCGCCTCGCGTCAGCTCGTCGCCAAAGCCGGGGTAGCGCCTCGAAAGGCTCCGCCTCGGCAGGGAAACGCGCGGGTCCGCGCCGACAAGCTCGGGTTCGTCCCGGTCACGCGGCGGCGGAGCGTCTCTCGGCTCCGCGCCCGACACGATACCACGGGAGCCGGGCGTAAGCCACGGCCACCGCGTCCCTTGGCACAGTTCCGCGAACGCGCCGGAGGCGGAGTCGGCTTGGTCGTCGTGAGCGCCGCCCGCGAACGCAACCTCCAGTTCGTCGAACCACGGACCGTTCCACGCGGCGCGTACG